AAATATAAAATCTTCCTACTCTGAATTTGTAGAAATACTTAAATCAGTAGGTGCTAACTTTGTTTAGATATGCTTCCTAAGATATTAAGTGTAGATAGGAATCGTCCAGTAATAACAGAAGTTATATTAGGAATACCTGAGTTTGTAAATCTCCTTGAGACTACTCAAGGAGATTTACTCCCTTTTATGTATTTATGGGCAATGTATGATCCAGAAAGTCCATACATGAACATCTCTGAGATAGAAAGAGAAGAAAAGGTATTATCTGATTATCCTGTACACAGATACTTGGATGAACCTGAAATGATTCAAGCAATTAAGAAGTGTGAAGAACTTTACTTCTCTCCGGTTAGAAAGATTTTAAAAGCATCTAAGAAGGCTATTGAAAACATATCAGACTTCTTGGAAGACAACACCATAACAGATGGTAGAGATGGTAACTTAACCCAAGTAGTTAATACCATTAAGTCTTTACCTCAGATACTAAAAGCATATCAAGATGCTGAGACTGCTTATAAAAAAGAACTTCAGAGAAACAGGGGTGCTGTTAAGTCTGCTGTTGATGAAGACTATGAACCTGATTATGACTAATTAAACTATGTGGAAACCTACCAAAATACTTACCTTAGATACTCAAACTAAGGAGTGGACCAAAACAGAATTTAATACCTTTTTAGATTGGAGAAACTTTATAGTTTCACAATGGTCTCATCCAGGTAAGTATAACTTTAAAAATACTGAACATTGGAGAGAATGTGCTTTAAAGTTTGAAAAGACTAAAAAGTACTGTGACTATGAACCTACTTCACAAGAATATAGAGACTTCTGGTTATTAGAAAGAAGAAAGTGTGAACAAGGCATTATAGTAGATGGAAGATATATAAGTGGTGATCTATACTTCTTTTGGAACTATTGTATGATTCCTAATAAGTTAGAACAAAGAGAGACCTTTCCTGAGATATGGGATGGTCACTACCACTTAGATTTATATTGTCAATTAGCAGAAGCCTTCAATGAAGATATAGCAGGAACGAAGTCTCGTCAAAAGGGTATATCTCTTTATTTTGTAGCAAGAATAATAAGAAAACTATGGTTTGGTAAAAAGTATAATCTAAAAATAGTTGCTGAAGATGAAGAATATGTGATGGGTGAATGGTCTATCTTACAGGGATATAGAAACCATTTAAATGAGAACACAGGCTGGTATAGAAACTTTTCACCAGATGAAACATTAAATTGGGAACAAAAGACATTGGTTACTGAAGGTACATCTGAAAAGAAGGCTACTTACAAAGGAACCTTCTGTAAGTTAAAAGGTCTTACTACCAAGATGAATGTAGCCAAGGCAGTAGGTGGTGCAGCAAAAGAAATCTATGTTACAGAGGCAGGTATCAACAAAAAACTAAAGAAGATAAAAGAATTTGTTGATCCTAACTTAAAACTGGGTAACGTCAAGACAGGTATGTTCATAGCAATGGGTGCAGCAGGTGATTTAAATGATGCTCAAGATTTGATGGACATGTGCTTTAATCCAAGGGGCTATAATATAAGAACAGTACAAGTTGATATAAATGGTAAAACAGAGACTCAAGCATTCTTTTTTCCTGAAGAATGGAACTACACTTATCAAGATCCAGATACAGGAGAAGTAATTAAATGTTATGACAAGGATGGTAATTCTAATATTGACTTAGCAATTTCCTTAGTAGAAAAGGAAGATCAAATCCAAAGAAGTAGGAAGGATGAGGTTTCTTATAGACTATGGAAGTCACAACATCCTAGAACAATGCAGGATGCCTTTGACCAAAGAGAATCTAATCCATTTCCTACTGAATTATTAAAGTCTATAGAAAGATCAATATTATCTGAAGGAGATAAAAAGATTATAGTCTCTTTAGAAAGAGATGGTAGGGGTAAGATAAGTCACAAGTTTTCAGACGATGTTCCTATCTCGAAACTAAGACCTAATCCTACTGAAGACAACAGAGGTGCTATAATAGTATATGAGTTCCCAATTGATAATCCTCCTATGGGACTTTATTATGCAGGAGTTGACCCTATATTTAATTTAGATACTTCTACCTCAGAGTCTCTAATGGCTATAAGAGTTTGGACAGGTCATCACGAAAAGAATGGCATATATTGTGAGCCATATCCAGTATGCGAATACATAGGAAGACATAAAAATGTACGAGATACTTATGAAACTTGTATGAGAATAATTGAGTGGTACAATGCCAGAGTAGCAGTAGAAAGTAATGTCAAGGACTTTACAGAATGGGCTATAAGACAAGGTAAGTCCAGATTCTTTATGAGAAGAAGAGAATTGACTGTAATTAATGAAATGGTTCCTAATTCTACTATTAGAGACGAAATAGGTATTAGGATGGAAGGGGTCTTAAAACAGAGAGCCTTAGAAAGATATATAGCATGGCTAACACTACCCATGAGTACTTCTTATGACTTAGAAACTGGTGAATCCCATGATAATTATTATGCTCAAAAAATAAGAGACCTGATGTTAATTAGAGAAATGCTCAAATACACGCCTAAAGCAAATACTGATAGATTGATAGCAGAACTTTGTTGTTGGATAGCAATATCTTCTGATGCAAACAAACACATTAGTGTACAAGTAAAAGGAGGCTTTGATCCTAATAAGGGTAAAATAATAAGAAAGGAACTACCTTCTGTGTTTAGATCAGGAGTACAAAGAAAAATATCTAAGTTACCTTCTCCCTTTAGAAAGTAGAAAATACTAAAATCAAAATTAATTTGTAAATTAAATATTAATTTATTATATTAAGGGTATGAGAAGTTCAAACATGCGGCCACAACTGGGTTCACAGCCCAAATTACCTAAAAAGGTTATACCTGGTACCAAATACAATACTGATGGTACACTTGATTATTCTTTTGTCTTATCAGAAAAAGATAAACAAGAAAACGACTTTTTTAATATTAAAAGATTAGTCTATCATTATGAATGGATAGGTAGACAACAAATCAATAGACATCGAGACGAGATTCAAAAGAAGTTTAATCTTGCTTATGGTGTTATTGATGTCAACGATTATATTAAAAATGAAACAGAGTACCAGACAGAACTGGAGATTTTAAATGGAGATTCTCTGGATTATGACTTAAAGTTTTATCCTATTATACCTAATATAGTAAACTCTTTAGTAGGAGAACTTTCTAAACAGTATGTCAATTATTCTGCCATAGCAGTTAATCCAGAAGCAATCAATTCTATTATTGAAGAAAAGAACAACATCATACGTCAATTACTGATTAATCCTCTTCAAGAACAGTTTAATTTTAATCTTAAGAACCAAGGTATTACTCAAGAAAGTCAACCAGATGTGTTTGCCCAACAACAGGAAATCTTTCAAAGACTTCCTCAGGTACAGAAATACATGTCTAAGACATTTAGACTTGAAGTAGAAAACTGGGCAAACCATACACTTCAAATGGATCAAAGAAGGTTTAAACTCAAGGACATTGAGAAGCAAGCCTTCTTCAATAAGATAGTTACTGATTCGCCTTATGTTCATGTTGATTTAGGTGATACTGATTATAAGGTGGGGGCATTAGATCCGAGATATTGTGCTTATTTGAAGAGTCCTTATATAGACGATGTATCTGAAGGACTCATGTTTATGTGGTATGAATATGAATCACCTCTTAATCTTATAACAAAGTTTGGTTCTAAACTACGAGAAGAAAGCATTGAAAAACTACAGACTCTTCATATACACTATAGAACCCTTCTCACTATAGATTCAAAGGAGAGATACAACATTGATACTCCAGGATTAATAGAATCTGCTCAAAATTACCTTTCCTTTAGAGAGATAGCAAATACAAAATATACTGATGACAAGTATCGTGGTGGAGAATACAAAGAGAGACTTGTTGAAGTATGTAACATGTATCTCCAGATACCAAGAAAATTAGGTAAACTAACAGTTGCTACTCAGGAAGATAAGTTTTCTACTATTGTAGATGAATACTATAAACCAACAATTGATCCTGTTTATGATAATAGTGTCTTGGATGAAAAGTCAGACAGAACATTGGTTTATGGAGAACATATTGAATGGTTCTATACTAATGAACTTTGGAGATGTATAAAGATAAATCTTACTACTAATCCAAATCCTGATAATAATGATGACATCTGGATAGTATTAGAGAAGTACCCAATCCAACTATCTAAACCGGAATATAGATTTGGTTCTTATATTCCTGTACATGGTGGACCAAGAACAAACAAGTACAATAATCCTGTAACTATTGTTGATAAGTGTAAGCCTTGGCAAGTATTTTATAATTATCTGTGGAATAGAAATGACCAACTAATAAAGGGTGAAATAGGTAAGTTCTTCCTTATGAATCAAAACATCATACCTCAAGAGAGTATGGGTGAAGATTGGGGAAGACATAATTATTTAAAATGGGCACTTACAGCAAGAGACACAAAACTTGCTCCCGTAGATACTTCCTTGGGAAATACGGGTCAATCAGGTTTAGCATCTACTGGAGGTTATGGTCAGGAAATTGATCTTACAGTAACTCAGGAAGTTCTTGAAAAAGCAAAACTTGCAGAAGTATGTAAGAATGAGTGTTTAATGCAAGTAGGTATATCTCCTCAATTATTGGGAGATATTTCTCCTTCTGAGACTGCTACTGGTATTCAACAAGGCATAGAAAGAAGCATAACTCAGTTAAAACCTCTATATGACGAACACTTTAGTATGTTTGAACAAGTTCGTCAAACAATGTTGGAATGTGCCAAGTATCACGACAGTAAGGGAA